GGGGGTGTTACTGCTAACGGAATCATGCCGCAGATTGCAACTCCATCTGGATTATTAGAACCGCATAAGATTCAAGCAGCATTATCTGAGTCAATTCTTATATAAAACTCTCCACATATTCCAGATTTTGCAATAGCGTTGGAGATTCTAATTTTTGGAATATTCGTGTCGTTGACATGGATTGTAATAAACTTCCTTGGTGTAACCAAGGGCGTAAGTATTGCAGTAATTTTACTTTTAACCACGGGGCTCTTAGGCTTTTTTAGTATTCAAAAAGGTTATTTGATTGATTTTTCATGGACTTTTATCTCACAATTTATAACTGGAGCTATTGCTTTCTATTTAAACTTTAGAAAACAATTTAAGTTGCGTCAATTAATTAAAAAACAATTTGAACATTACCTTGATCCGAGGCAAGTTAAACAATTACAAGAAAATCCAGAACTTTTAAAACTTGGAGGCGAGAAAAGATATGCTACATTTTTATTTACAGATGTAAGGGGCTTTACTTCTTTGTCTGAAAAATTAAAACCTGAAGAGGTAACTGAGATTATGAATAAAGCATTAACAGTTCAAGTTGAATGCGTGCAAAAGAATGGCGGCATGGTAGATAAATTTATAGGTGATGCGTGTATGGCTATTTTTAATGCTCCGTTAGATTTAGAAGATCATCAAAACAAAGCAGTGAAGACTGCTATTGAAATGCAAGAAGCAATCAAAGAACTTAATAAAGAACTATCACATGAGATAGCAATAGGTGTAGGAGTTAATACAGGTCAAGCAGTAATAGGTAACATGGGATCTGATACCAGGTTTGATTATTCAGCTATAGGGGATGCTGTAAATATTGCAGCTCGACTTGAATCTGGGACTAAAGAAGCAGGCGTTGATATACTTATAGGAGAAGAGACTGCCAAAGATTGCAGTTTTGAGTTAAAATCTTTAAAAGCGATTAAAGTTAAAGGTAAAGAAAAGTCTTTAAACGTGTACACAATATAAGGAAAGATATGGCTACAGCAAAAGATGCTTTAAATGCAATAGAATCACACGAAAGAGAATGCAAGGCTTTATACAAAAGTATTGACAGAAGATTAGAAGATGGATCAAAAAGATTTGATAAGCTAGAGAATATGATTTGGGCCGTATATCCTTTTATTTTAGTATCAGTAGTTTTATCTAGGCTTGTTTAATGAATAGACTTAAATGGATGTGGTCAAAGATAATAATTTTTATATCTTTTTTTAAAAGGCGATATAAGGTTATTGTATCTTTTAATAAAGAGTATGGTGATTCAGACGACACCACTCACATTACAAAAAAAATTATAGTTCAAAAAGAAAATCATTTAAAATTCCGCAACGAAGATGGAAAAGAAATAGAGTATCGTAGCTCTGGTGGGCTTAACTATATTATAGAGGAGCTTTAGTGCAGCAATTTTTAATAGCAATTATATTAGTTTTAGGCTTAAGTTCTTATTATTTATATAATCAAAATCAAATACTGTCTAAGAATAATGCACTACTAGAAGGAGCAATAGCTACACAAGAAGAAGCAATCAAGTCTATTCAAGCTGATTTTGAATTACAATCAGGACAATTAAATGAATTAAGTCTCAAAAGCCAAGCAGCACAAAGAGAATTAAATAGATACACAAAATTCATACAGAACTATGAACTATCTGCAAAAATTCTTGCAGATCCAATAAAAATGGAAAGGAAGATAAATAATGGTACAAAACATATTATGGAAGAAATCGAGAAACTTAGCGGTACAGTTGACTCTCTTGATGATGGTTTGCAGTTGCAGCCTAATTCCAACTAAGCAGATAGAAGTTACAGCAAAGCCACTAGAAAGAAAAATAGTGCAACCGGTCATGCCTAGAGAGATTGATTTGCAAGAACCTATGTGGATTGTAGTAACTCCTGATAACTGGGAAGATCAGTTAGCAAGAATAGAAAAACAAGAAGGTGAGTTGGTATTTTTAGCAATGACAATACCAGATTATGAAATTATGGCTTATAACATGCAAGAATTAAAAAGGTATATAAATGAACTTAAAGAAGTTGTTGTGTATTATAGAACAGTTACTACAATTACAGAGGAATAAAAATATGAAGATATCACAAGAAGGTTTATCGTTAATTAAAAAGTTTGAAGGTTGTGAATTAAATTCTTATTTATGCGCCGCGGGAGTTGCAACCATAGGTTACGGAAGCACCCATGGAATACAAATGGGTATGTCTATATCTAAAGCAAGAGCAGAAGAATTATTACTAGAAGATATTTCTAAGTTTGAAGATATAGTTGATAAGGCAGTTACAGTTGCTTTAGATCAACATCAATTTGATGCTTTAGTATCTTGGACATTTAATTTAGGTGGTGGCAATCTTAACTCTTCTACTATGTTAAAAGTTATAAATGCAGGTGATTACGAAGATGTACCTGAACAAATTAAAAGATGGAATAAAGCGAATGGTAAAGTATTAGAAGGTCTTATAAGACGTAGAGAAGCAGAAGCTTTACTTTTTGCAGGAAAGGAGTGGCACGAGGTTTAATATGCCGTTACAGAAAATTACATTTAAGCCAGGTATTAATAGAGAAGGCACAGCTTACGATAACGAAGGCGGTTGGTTTGATTGTAATTTAGTTAGATTTAGAAAAGGCAGACCAGAAAAATTTGGTGGCTGGGAAAAAGAAACATCAAATACTTATCTAGGAAGTGCTAGAGCCTTACACGCATGGATATCTCTTGAGAGCACAAAGTTTTTAGGAGTAGGAACACATTTAAAATATTATATAGAGGCTGGTGATTCTTTTAATGACATTACGCCAATAAGATCTACAACTTCTGCTGGCGATGTAGTATTTGCTGGGTCTAGTGGCAGTTCAATAATTACCGTTGCAGATACAGCTCATGGTGCTGTGCAAAATGATTTTGTAACATTTAGCGGTGCTGCTAGTTTAGGTGGGTTAGTTACTGCTGCTGTTTTAAATCAAGAGTACCAAATAGATACGGTTGTGAATGCTAACAGTTATAAAATTATTGCTAAAGATACAGCAGGATCTACAGTTACTGCTAACGCATCTGATAGTAACAACGGTGGCTCATCTGTAGTTGGTGTTTATCAAGTAAATGTTGGTTTAGATGTATATGTAGCTGGTACTGGTTGGAGTGCTAACGGATGGGGAGAAGGAACTTTTGGTAGTACATCTGCACTTAGTGAAACAAACCAGTTAAGACTATGGACACATGATAACTTTGGTGAAGATCTGATGATAAACCAAAGATCTTCTGGTATTTTTAAATGGACTGAAGAAGACGGTGTAGGCGCAAGAGCTGTGGCTTTGTCAGGCATATCTGGAGCTAACTTAGTTCCTACTAAAGGATTACAAGTAATTACATCTGAAAAAGATAGACATCTTATTGTATTAGGATCTGATCCTATATTAGGTTCTACACGAACTGGAGTTGTAGATCCAATGCTTATAGCTTTTAGTGATCAAGAAAACGCTTTAGACTTTGAGCCATTATCAACCAACACAGCAGGATCACTTAGGCTATCTTCTGGTTCATCTATTATTGGTGGTGTTAAAGCAAGACAAGAAACATTAGTTTGGACTGATACTGCTTTATATAGTATGCAATTTATAGGGCCTCCATTTACTTTTGGAATTAATTTAATTAATGAAGGCACAGGTTTGATAGGCCCTAAGGCCGCAATAACAACTCCTAGTGGAGTTTATTGGATGAGTTATAACAACTTTTATTCATACAATGGTAGTGTGCAAACTTTACCATGTTCAGTACATAACTACGTTTTTGGTGATGTAAACCTTGGTCAATCATTTAAAATAAATTCTTTTACCATAAAAGATAAAAGTGAAGTAGGTTGGTTCTATTGTTCAGCCAGTGCAACTGAAGTAGACAGATATGTCATGTATAACTATGTAGAAGGACTATGGTTCTATGGACAATTATCAAGAACTGCATGGCTTGATTCAGGTATTGTTAATTTCCCAAGAGCTACAAGCGATGGTTTCTTATATAAACATGAAGAAGGTTTTGATGATGATGGCTCTCCAATGACTAATGTATTTATAGAAAGCTCTGATTTAGACATAGGAGATGGTGAACAATTTTCTTTCTTAAAAAGAATAATACCAGACTACAAATTTTTACAAGATAACAACAATGGTAATGTCAATATTGTGTTAAAAACTAGAAATTTTCCTGGAGACTCACTTGTAATTAATTCAACTAATGCAATTACTTCATCTACGCAACAAGCCTTTGTTCGTTGTAGATCAAGACAAATAGTGCTTAGATTTGAATCTGATGACAATGCAACAGCAGATGGTAATTTATCAATAGGATGGAGGTTAGGAGCTACTCGTATAGATATAAAACCAGATGGTAGGCGATGAGTAAAATATTACAAACGCAATTACCTATTGCATCTGATACTGTTACTTCTGATGTTTTTAATAGACTAATTAGAATATTAGAAATAAACCTTGGTGCAGTAGATTTAGATAACACGCGTCAGATAAATGAAGCAGATAAAAATACTTTGCAGTTTAATCCGGGTAGCATTATATGGAATACCAGTATAGATGTTTTACAAGTGTACACAGGAAACAGATGGATTGACGTTGAAAAAAGAGGTCTTGATACTGGCTATGAAATGCAAGCTCAACTAGGTAATGTTACTGTTACTACTGATGGCAACGTTACTGTAAACGTAACTGAGAACATTACAGGATTTGGTGTTGAAAGATGGTACAGCTAGCAGAACAAAAAGAATACAAGTTGCAAAACTTATTATTAGCATACCCAAGTGATTGGTATATTAACAAAGATACGTTTAATGCTGTAAAAGATTCTATACAACCTATAGTTAATTTCTATGAAGATAACGGTACTAAACCATTAAAAGAAACAAAACTAGACAATATAATAAAAGAACCACTTAAAGATGTTTACACGGTGCCTTTCTTTTCAGAAAAGTTTTGTGGCATATTATTAGACGAAATGAAGCACTTAGAAGCATATTATGGCTTTCAACCTAACCCAGAAGAAGATGATTTGCGCCAAATACCTGAAATAACTTTTCAAGATAATTGCCCTGAAGTCTACCAATCTCTTATGCAAACGATATATACTATAGGCAATCCTATATTTTTGAATATTTGGAATAGGCACGTAGATGATGGTGCAATACAAATAGCCAACTATAATTTAAGGGATAAAAAACAAGGCGCATGGCATCATGATGCTAGTGCTGATATTAGTATGGTAGTTCCTTTGAACACTGGAAAGTATAAAGGTGGCGGAACTGAGTTTTTGAAACGTGGTACAGTTGAGCCATTGCCTACAGGCCACGCTCTTATTTTTCCGAGTTTTACTCACATGCACAGAGGACTTGCAGTAGAATCAGGAGATAGATACTTATTAGTATTTTGGTTAAAATGTTTACAGGAATAATTTGAGCATGAATAGAATAGACAACTCAGGTACAGGCATAGCAGGATTAGGTAGAAACGAAGATAGTATGCTTGCCCACGTAGCACCAGGAGAAATGGTAGTCCCACCAGTTATCTCTCCAAAAACACAACAAATAATACAACAAGAAATGATGTCTGCTGGACTAGATCCAAATGAATATACTGTGGGCGAAGGTATGTCTATCAACCCAATTACAGGTATGGCTGAGTTTGGGTTCCTTAAAAAGCTAGGTAAAAGTTTAAAGAAAGTAGTTAAGAAAATAGCACCTATTGCAGCTATTGGGTTTGGTATTGCTGGTTTGGGAGGTGTTGGCCCATTGAGCGGGCTACTTGGTAAAGGAGCTGCTTCATCAACTACAGGTAAATTTTTTGGGTCTGGTGGTAAATTTAGAGCTGGACTAGGTGGATTATTTGGGGGTAGCGGTGGAGACACACCTACTGATCAGACTGGTGGTAGTTTTTTTGGAATGAAAACTCCTGATATGATTGCAGATATAACGGGAAGTTCTAACTCAAGAGCAGCAAGACGTGAAGAAGGTGGTGTTGGTGGGTTAAGTCCTGCAATGTTAGCAATGGCTGCTTTATATGGTAAAGCTGTTAAAGAAGATTATAAGAAGAAAGAAGGTGGTATGAAAGACATAAGACAGTCAATAAGACCAGATTTAATGCCAGCAAAAACGTTTCAAGGTTTTGATTTAGGTGTAAGAAAAAATGCAGCTGCGGGCGGACTACAAGAACTAGACATGCGTATGGGCGGCCCTTCAGTAGGCCCGGGCACAGGAACAAGTGATGATATAGCAGCTATGTTAAGTGATGGTGAGTTTGTAATGACTTCAGCAGCTAACAATGGTTTAGGCGGATTTAAAGTAACTAAAACAGAAACAGGTTTAGAAATGACACCTAATGGAAAACCTAATAGAAAAAAAGGTGCACAAAATATGGATCAACTTATGAAAGTATTTGAAAACTATAACGATATAGGTGTAGCATAATGCCTAAATTTAACTTAAGTTCTATTATGGCTCCTATTGGCAGACCTAAATCTATAGGTGGTGCAGGTGGTGGTAAGTCAGATCCTAGAGTAAGTGGTGGATTTATGCCACAACCAGCTTTTGATCCAAGTAACTTACAAAGACAGATAGGTGGATTACAAGAACAAATAGGTAACATACCTTCGTTTGATCCTAATCAGTTTGCTACTAGAGATGATTTAGAAAACAGACCAATTTACGATGATACGGCATTAAGAGATCAAATAACCTCAATAGGTCAACGTCCAGGTTTTGATGACTCAGCTTTAAGAAGTATGATTGAACAGAATGCTAACAGACCTGGTTTTGATTCATCAGGCTTACAATCACAAATAGGTGGTCTACAAGAACAATTTAAAAACATACCTCAATTCGATGACTCCCAATTACAATCACAAATAGGTGGATTGCAAGACCAGTTCAGCAACATGCCTCAGTTTGACGATTCTAATCTAAGGCAAATGATTGAACAGAATAAAAATAGGCCTCAGTTTGACGCAAGTGGTTTACAGTCACAAATAGGTGGGCTACAAGATCAATTTAGTAACATGCCTCAGTTTGATGACTCTTCTATAAGACAAATGATAGAAGCAAATAAACAACAAATAGGTAACATACCTCAGTTTGATTCTAGTCAATTACAATCTCAGATAGGTGGTTTAGAAGATAGATTAGGTAATATGCCTCAGTTTGACGATTCTAATCTTAGACAGATGATTGAACAAAACAAGAATAGACCACAGTTTGATCCGTCTAATTTACAAAGTGGTATAGCAGGCTTACAAGACAGAATGCAAAATATGCCTCAGTTTGATCCTAGTCAGCTTCAAAATAGATTAAAGACATTAGAAGGTAACAAACCACAAGATATGTCTGGTTATGCTAGAAAAGAAGACTTACCTTCGTTTGATAGACAAAAGCTTATAGAGGAAATACAAAGTGGTATAAATATTCCACAGCCACAAGTCCCAAATATGTCTGCTTTTGAATCAAGATTTGCAGATATGCAAAAAAGAATAGAAGGTTTATCACAAAATCAAATAAACCAACAGCTACCACTTGGCAATACAGGATCTGAATTGGTAATGCCAGAGCCTGACCCCGTTCAATATCTTGGCGGTAATCCTAACTTTAACGAGCAAGGCCCGTCTTTTGATCCAAGACAAATGCCTGCTGCACCAATAGTGCAAAGACCAGGTATGGGTAGACCACCAATGCCACCATCAATAGGCGGCCCAGGTGGAGGTATAACTTCTATAGGGCAAATAGGTCAAGATCCTAGAATACCTAGAATGATTAATGAAAATCCAATACCTTTTGATCCTAATACGCCAGTAGATATAAGTAATGTTGTCGGAGGTCCAGCTATAGACTATAACTTTAAACCACCAAGTAGACCAGGACAAGAACCCGAAGTAGGGTCTGATTTAATGCGACCACAGGGACCACCAGGTGATCCTATATCAATGAGACCAGGATTTGGAGGAGATGATCCTTACGGATTATTGGGTGGGTTGTCTAAAGATACTAGTGGCGGAGATTTAGCAGTTATGGTTTATGGCCCTGATGGGACTAGGTATAGTTCTCCAGGTGCAGCAAGTCGTGCAGGAGTAACAGATTTTAGTATGAGTCCTCCCGGAGCAAGTGATAGCACAGGTAGACCAAGAGGCCTTCAAGATTATCTAAATGCAAACCCTGGTATGGGTAATGAGAATCCAGTACCTTTTGATCCCAATACACCAGTAACAGGTATAGGCACCCCTGGTTATGTGTCAGATATACCACCCGGTTTTACAACACCCATGCCTGGAATTACAGGTGTAAGTACGCCAGATTCAACACAAACACAAATGCCTACTGGCCCGAATCAAATAGATCCAGTATTGCTACAACAAGCAACATCTGAGCAAGTAGGAGATCCATTACTT